TGAGACCGACGAAAGTCCGCGCGCTCTATTCTCAAATGGTGGGCCGTGGGACGCGTTTATTCCCCGGAAAAGAAGAGCTTCTTTTGCTCGATTTCTTATGGCACACGGAACGGCACGAACTTTGTCGCCCAGCTCACTTGATAAGTGAGAGCCCGGAAGTCACAAAGAAGATGGTCGAGAACATGGAAGAAGAAACGGGCGTCGTGATTGATCTTGAACAAATGGAAGTCAAGAGCGCGGAAGACGTTGTCGCGGAACGTGAAGAAGCTCTCGCGAAACAACTCGCAGAAATGCGGAAACGCAAGAGAAAACTCGTCGATCCGCTTCAATTCGAAATGTCAATTCATGCTGAAGATCTTTCGAGCTATGTACCTAATTTTGGCTATGAAATGTTGCCTCCTACAGATAAGCAACTTAAAGCATTAGAAAAGTTTGGCATTTTTACTGAAGAGGTAGGAAACGCTGGGAAAGCAAGTCTTCTGTTAGACAGACTAAATAAAAGACAAAGAGAAGGCTTGACAACTCCTAAACAGATTAGATTTTTAGAAAACAAAGGTTTTCGAAATGTTGGTCTATGGAGTTTTGAGTCTGCAAGCAAACTTATAAATAGAATTGCTGCAAACGGTTGGAGAATACCGAGAAATATAGATCCGTCTAATTTTGCACCAGAATAGAGGTAAAAAAAATGCCCCAACTAATCGATTTAACAAATAAAACTTTTGGAAAATTAACAGTTTTAAACACTTTTGAGCGACGAAATAAATATATTTATTGGTTATGTCGTTGTGAATGTGGAAAACAAAAATACATAAGAAGCGATCATATTCGATATAAAAAAATAAAATCTTGCGGGTGCTTTGAAGAAGAAGCACGGAGAAAAGGCAATAACAAAAGCCACAATTTATCGAAGACGCGACTCTTTAAAATTTTCCAAGGAATGAAAAAACGTTGTTATAACGAAAGAAACAATGCTTACAAAAATTATGGTGGACGTGGCATTTCAATTTGTCCAGAATGGTTAAACGATTTTGTATCATTCTATAATTGGGCTTTATCCCATGGTTACGCTGACAACTTATCGATCGATAGAATCGACGTTGATGGAAACTATGAGCCCTCGAATTGTCGATGGGTGGACGCTAAAACTCAAGCAAATAATAGAAGAAACACTAAAAATAAGGAGAAACACAATGAAAACTAACAAATTAACACTTTTGACAGTCGCAACTATTGCAACAGTTACACTAGGAATTAAGGGAGTAAATGCCGATGAGTCTGATCGAGGAATCACGCCAGAGACTGCAACAATTGCAGCAAACCAAAGCGGAGAAGCAAACGGAACTGAATCAGCTATTCCAGCAACGGAAACAACTCAACCAACAGATTCTAACAATGACGCGGGAACAGGAAGCGCTGAAGTTAAGAATAACGAACGAGAAGGACTTCCAACAACTTTTGAAAAGAGCGGGAATGTGATCGAAATCAAGAACCCGGAAGTCGTTGTCGATCAATCAAACGGTACAGGGAAGTATCAACCCTTTAGCGTGGAATATAAGAACGTACACTTCCCAGACAATCTCGAGATCAACCAAGGGGATAAAGTGACGTTCACACTTCCAGAGGAAGTAGCGTTTCAAACGAGCTTCACGTTTGACGTACACAATCCAGAAAATGCCGTTGTCGGTCAAGCTACCGCAGACAGCACAGCCGGGACTGTTACGACAGTTTTCAACGACTATTTTAAAAACCACCCTCTAAACAAGCAAATGAGCCTTAAAATGGACGCAAAATGGACTGATAAAGTTCAAAGCGGACAGCCCGTGAGCGCAAACTTTAACGGCACAGTCGTAACGGCTCAAATCGGCAAAGAGCAAGTGATTGGAAAAGATGAGCTCCTTTCCAAGTGGGGTTCACAAGATGAAAATGACCCAACTGTTATTAATTGGACCGTGCGCGTCAATTATGCGCGAAAAGTCCTAAACTATGTGAAAATCATCGACGAAATGAGCGAAAATCAAAAGTTAGTTGATAACTATTTTGAGATCAAAAACATTGAAAGCGTTGATCCATGGATCGATAAAGGATCTGCTATGGATCTTGTAAAATCTATTAGTAAGTCAGATCATGGCTTTACAATCAAAATGGATCGTCTCGATCATATGATCTATCTAAATTACAAGACTAAATTGATTAATGCTGTTAAGGACTCAACAAACCCGACGAATAAAGTCGAGCTCAAAGCCGAAACAGATGGAGCTACTTCATATAGCTATGTTCAACTCGTCGGAGGCAAGGGCGACGCGTCTGGAGAAAACAAGCCAGAGCCAACGTTTGAAATTCCGAAAGTGTCTCCGAAAGTGGAGATCCCAGAGTTTGAAGGTGGTATCCCGGGAATTCCAGAAGTACGTGAAAAACCAGAATACACAGAGCCGATCGGCACAGTACCCGGTGACGCTCCAGTTTTAGACAAGCCAGAGTGGCACGGCAGCACGGTACCGTTTGACGCTCCGCAGCTTGACAAGCCAGAGTGGAACGGTGGCGTGACACCTCCAGACGCTCCAGTATTGGACAAACCGGAACTAGTGATCGATATTCCAGAGCCAAAACAAGATAAACCACAACCACAACCGAAAGAAGACAAACCAAACACACCAGCGCCAAAAGAACAACCCAAAACCGAAGAAGTGAAAATCACTAATCGCGCGGAAAATCACGCGCAAAACACGCGAAACGAATCTGAAGAAACAGTCGAAGCGTACAGCGCACCAGTTACACTTCCGAATACGGGATCAGATTTCGGAATCGAGATCAGCCTCCTCGGTATGCTTGGATTGAGCCTCGGAGCGTTTGGAATCGCAGCAACGAAGAAAGAAAATTAAAAAGGAATAGAGGGGACTAATGGAACGAGAATTTGACCTATTACCACTTTTAGACCATATAGACCCCTCGATTTTATCTTATCAAGAGTGGGTAAACGTCGGAATGGCCTTAAAGCATGAGGGGTACACGGCTTTTGACTGGGACGAATGGTCCTTACGCGATCCGGCCCGGTATCGTAAATTTGAATGCTTCAAGAAATGGGACACCTTCAACGAGGAAGCGGGTTCCATTGTTACGGGCGGTACAATCGTACAACTCGCGAAAGATCACGGCTGGGTCAACCCATACTCAAGCGATAGCGAGGGAGCCCACGAGCTCGATTGGAACGACACAATCGATCGAGACTATCGCTTGATTGATAAGAGCTGGATCGAGGGGAAAGAGATTCATGAGCCTACTGTTTGGAATCCAGTACAAGAGATTATTAAATACCTCGAGGCCTTGTTTGAATCGTCTGAAAATGTCGGATATGTTACGGAAAGCTATCCAAAAGTAAACGACGAAACGGGCGAGATCGAGAAATGGCTTCCAACCAAGGGAGCCTATGACCGGACAGCTGGGCAACTGATCGAGCAACTTAGCAAGTGTAACGGCGATATCGGGGCGGTACTCGGAGATTACCACAAAGAGGCGGGCGCGTGGATTCGCTTCAATCCGCTCGACGGTAAAGGCGCTAAAAACGAGAACGTGACTGATTATCGGTACGCGCTTGTCGAATCGGACAGCATGAGCGTTGAGAAACAAAACGCGATATATAAAGAGCTGGAATTGCCGATCGTGGCTCTCGTGTACAGCGGGAACAAGTCCTTACACGCTATTGTAAAAGTGGACGCCGGCAACTATGAGGAGTACAGAAAGCGCGTTGACTATCTATATAAGATATGCCAAAAGAACGGAATCTCAGTCGATACACAAAACCGCAACCCGTCGCGCTTGTCTCGTATGCCCGGTTTTGAGCGTAACGGCCAGAAACAATTCCTTGTCGATACAAATATTGGTAAGCGTAACTGGGAAGAATGGTATCAGTATATCGAGGACTTAAACGACGATCTTCCAGATCCGGAAGGGCTGGGCGATAGCTGGGACAACCTCCCAGAGCTCGCCCCCGAGCTGATCGAAGGCGTCCTTCGTCAAGGGCATAAAATGCTGATCGCTGGGCCTTCCAAGGCCGGGAAGTCTTTCAGTCTTATCGAAATGTCAATCGCAATTGCAGAGGGCAATAAATGGCTTGAATGGAAGTGTACGCAAGGCAAGGTCCTATATGTCAATCTTGAGCTAGACCGTGCGTCATGTTTGCACAGATTCCGGGACGTGTACGAAGCAATGGGACTTCAGCCAAACAATCTCCAAAATATTGATATCTGGAACTTGCGCGGAAAGACGGTCCCTATGGACAAGTTAGCTCCGAAGCTGATCCGTCGATCGCTCAAAAAGAACTATATAGCCGTCATTATTGACCCGATCTATAAAGTCCTTACGGGTGACGAAAACAGCGCGGACCAGATGGCACACTTTACGAATCAGTTTGACAAAGTAGCGACAGAGCTCGGTTGCTCGGTGATCTATTGCCACCACCACTCAAAAGGTGCTCAAGGAGGCAAAAAATCAATGGACCGGGCCAGCGGTTCGGGTGTATTTGCTCGAGATCCAGACGCTCTTATCGACTTAGTGGAGCTTGACGTAACAGAGGAGCTATACGCTCAACGTATCAACCACACGGCCACACGTATTTATAAAGAAGCGATTCGAGCAGCAAACATCGACTATTACCAAGATCAAGTAAGCCTTGACGATCTCCAAAGCGCAAGCGTCATGCGGACACACTTCGAACACGCGATTCCAAACGTGCTCGAGCGTAAGCCGTGGACTGAGAAGATCGAGGAAGCCCGTCGAGCGATTGAAATATCGACAGCGTGGCGCGTGGAAGGCACTCTTCGGGAGTTTGCCAAGTTCAAGCCTGTCAATATGTGGTTTTCTTATCCGGTGCATTTTCTGGACGATTCGGGAGTTCTCGCAGATATCCAATTAGACGAAACAACTCCTAATTGGAAAAAGAACCTAGATAGCAAAAAAGGCAATGAATCGAAAAAGAAAACTGCTGATGAAAAATTCACAACCGCTATGGACGTATTATTTGACGGAATAAACCCCGTTGAATTGAGCGATGTAATGGAATATTTCTCGACAGAAGATAGGCCAGTTAGTGAAAAAACAATCCGAAGATGGGTGAAAAATAATGGTGATTTTGAAGTTAAAAATAATCAAATTTTACCTAAAAATGAGTCAGGGACAAATTAGGGACAAGGACAAACCCGAGGGACAAACCCGAGGGACAACTTCGGGTTTGTCCCTGTCCCTGAGGGACAAACCCGAGAATGTCCCTATGTCCCTGAAGTGTCTCTAGGGACAAGGACAAACCCGAAAATGTCCCTGAGGAATCGCACAACCATGCGTGTTTGAGGCTATAGGGACAAACCCGAGAATGTCAGGGACAAAACGAGGGACAGAATCTCTCCTCCTTTGGAGAGAGAGATTTAGGAAAATGTCCCTGAGGTCCAAGGGGAACAGGAACAGGAACAGGGGGGCTTTGCTCCCGCCCCCTGTAACCCTGTAACCCTGTCCCCTAACTTGGACTTAGCGCGAGAGCGTGGTAAATAAAAAGAAAATGCAAAAATGAAAATGTATAAAAAAGAGGTGGCGAAAAATGATTGAGTTCTTTTTGCCGATGGAAAAAATTCCGACGACGACACACCAACAGAAAAAAGTAAACGTGAGAAATGGTAAACCGATTTTTTACGAACCCGAGGAACTGAAAAATGCTCGAGCAAAATTTGAGAGCTTGCTTGCGCGTCATGTCCCGCCAGACAAATTGAAAGGACCAGTACGGCTCACGGTCAAATGGTGCTTTCCGATGATTAAGGGAGTACGAACTGGACAGTATAAGACAACCAAACCAGACACGGATAATCTTCAGAAGCTATTTAAAGATTGTATGACCCAGCTCGGCTTTTGGAATGACGACGCACAGGTCGCAAGCGAGATCGCTGAGAAATTTTGGTCTGAGGTCGTGGGGATCTATGTCAGAGTGGAGGAGTGGGACGATGAATTATATACATTTCTTTAGTGTCGAACTCCCGGACTTCATGGCACGAAATAACCAAGTCGCACAAAGCCTCGGTTTTGGATCTGAGCGTTACTGGTTCTGGACCGTGGACGCGATCGCTGAAATCTGCAAAAAGTACAATGACGACGAATTAGTCGTAAAGCAATTCGGGCTCTTGTTTGAATGGCTCGAGAAACAGGCGGAAGGAGTGAAAGCATGAAAGAAAAAACGTACTATGAAGTCTTGGAAGAAATGGAGCAGAAGAATAGCTCGCAATATGAAATATTGTTAGAGCTGGGCGAGATCTGCTTTTCTATGATCGAAAGAATAAACCGAGAACAAGTGCGAACCGTTAGAGAAACAGAAGTCACGCTCAACGGTAAAAATTACCAGATCACGATCGAGGAGCGGAGCCCATGGAATACGTGAAATATGACCCAAAACAACGCGCAGAATTCAAAAAGAATCTAAAGCGTCTAATGGACGAAAAAGGAGTCACGAAAACCCAGCTATCAAGAAAGCTGGGCTGGTCCTATAACACAATCGATTATTGGTTAAGAGGCGATCGCGTACCAGATAAAACAGGAACCGAGGCTATATGCGATTATTTCGGAATCGATGACGTGGAACTATTGGGATCTGAAATGAAAGTCCGCACGTTTGCGTATTATAAAAACGATACGCTTATCGCGTTCGGAACGATGGAAGAGATCGCAGAACAAACCGGCCGAAAGATCGAATCGTTGCGGAGCTTGCTTTGCAACTCAAAGCGATTTAACAAGACAACGAAAACATACATGATCGAGCTCGAGGACGATAGACGATACAAGCTAAAATTCAAGCAGTCGTTCACAATCGACGAGTTAAATCTAAAAGGGATCGGGTGGCTGCTAGAAAGCCCACTCGTAGAAGTAGAACAGGTAGAAGAATGAATAAACAAGAGCTGATAGAAAAAATTAGAGCCTTACCTTACGATGAAGGTGTATCCGTTGACACGCTCAAGATCAATCGGGCCGGATTGATACAACTAATTGAGCAATTCGATGAACCAAAAGAAAGAGTTACGCTTCCTCGTCCGGTGGCGAACTGGATCTCTTGCGTGAGAGGACAAAACAAGACTTTACATTTTGCGCTAGAAAATGCACCCGAAGAGGTAAATTTGTGGTTTTGTGAAGATGAAAAGAATCGGCAAAACGTATTCGCTGACGCTTGGGTTAACGGATATCATATTGAAAAAGAAAAGCGGTATATAGTAAAGATGACAGCAACCAAACAACCGCTATTTTATAATAATATGTACGAGAAAATATTTTTTTCTTTGGGGGACTTAGCTACTCGATTTACATGTGAAGAACTAGAAAAACTTGGGCTTGGTTGGGTGTTTGATTGCCCAGGAATTGAAGTTGAGGAGGTGGAAGAATGAGTACAAATTTATTAGATGAAACAGTAGAGTTTCTAAGAAGATATGGTAGAACACTGGATGATGTTTTGTATATTCAAGGTGATGATTTTGAGATCACAAAAGAGAACTTTGAGACAGTAGCTAAGGATACAGAATATGATTCTGGTTATGGTGCTCAACATGTGCCAAAAGACCTTGTGCTAGTTGGTGAAGGCTGGTGGATTGAACGCTATGAGTATGATGGTGCTGAATGGTGAGATTTTAAGAGGATTCCAGCAAGGAAACGATACATGAAGAACATCACAAACCTGCATAAAGGTATGTGGGATACCCTTAAGGAAATGAATGAGGATTAAACATGAGTAGACCAAGAAGATATCCATACTCTAAGAGTCAGTGGGAAGAAGAAACAACTCTAGTATTTTTGGGTGACAAACACCTTAAATTAAAACTTGAGCGAAATAAAATCACAAAGGAGTCAAGGCAATGTCATTAAATAAAGCTAGAAAACGATTGATTAGGAAATATCGTAAATTATATAACAGCCATCCGATAGGTTTAAAATTTAGTGTAGATGGTGGCAAGACCTTTGTTGCCCTAGGGAATATTGTTGAAGATTACATTCCAGAGGCTAGAAACATTACTTGTGGAAATATTAACGCAAGTAAATTGTCGGTTGGCGAATTTGATTTTAGAAACTTTGAAATAACTATCAACCAAGCAATTTCCAAAGAGGAATTAAATAGATTGAAAGGTGTACTTTGGTAGTGAAATGAACTTACAAAATTTTATCTACATACTATTCGCACTTGTCTGGCTCTCTGGCTTGATCTGGGCTGGTGTGATTGCGTTCAAAAATAGAAAGGATAAGCATGAATAAACTATTTTATACAATCCTCGGCTCAGTCTCGCTGCTATTTCTGATCGTGTGCATTAGCTTAAACACACGGATCAATGAATTAAATACTAAATGCCACGATCTCGAATGGACAGTACAAGAGCATGAGCTATCTATCCAGCGACTGGCTGAGAAGAATAATGCGCAGGATGTGATATTAAACAAGTTAAACAGCGAGTACCAGATGCGAGAACGGCAACGTGCGGAGGAATTGAAAGAGGTGGCTGATAGAAATGGAGTGGGAGGATAATATGACACAAGATGAAGAATTCTTGAAAGAAATCCAAAGTAAGAAATTCCATTTTAAAAGGGAGGTACAAATGAAAGCAAGACTATTTATCGCAGGAGCATTTAATGATGTCTCAATCGCAGAACAGATGAATACCTTTTTTGATGAGAATCCTAATATTAAGATCGAGGCAGTCGATTATAAAGTAAATCAACGTGTAGTGGACTGCGTTCCATTTAATGATCGCGAGTGTCTACTTATCTATCGTGAGGGCAACGAATGAACATAGCAAGTAGACTATCTGCATTAAAGTATATTGATATCAAAATCAAATCCAAACGGCAGGAGATCGAAAACCTCAAGTCTGCTATTTTAAAGGGGCAGGTATATTCTGATGAACCAAAGGGGAGCAAGCGTGGAAATGCTACGGAAGATTTAAATATTAAAATCATTGACGGGGCAGAGAAGATCCGTGCAGAAATCAATCAGCTCATGGAAGAACGCACGCGCCTTATTAATGCAATCGAGGATTTAGATGACCCATTGGAAAATATCGTGTTGAGATTAATGTACGTTAATGGCTACTCATGGCAAGAAACCAAGAGAGAATTGAATTATTCTCATGCGACAATCCAAAGAGCAAGAGCGAAAGCGATTAAGCATTTAGTTATTAAAGATGAACCAACCTTTAACAAATGATACACACGACCTGATAATATAGTATACAGAAAGAGATTCGTAAGGCAGCAGAAACGTTCGCAAGCCTAATTGTTTTGTCTCCTTATTTAGTACCAATGATCTGCAATAGCTTTGCGGATCTCTTTTTGTTATTTTAAAAGGTGATAACATGAGACCACAGAAGTTAACAATGTCAAGAGGTAAGCGAGTCTTGTCTGACTATGGATCAAGGCAAGACGAGTACAGGGAATACAATCGTATGCGATGGAAGTACGATCGTGAAGCCAAAGCATTTTACAATTCAAAAGAGTGGAAAGCATTGTCTCGATTGGTTCTACTTGAGAATGATTATGTATGTGAATATTGTGGAGACGAAGCAACGATGTCAGATCATGTGATTCCATTGAAAGCTGATTGGAATCGAAGATTAGATAGAACGAATCTGAAAGCAAGTTGTAAAAGATGTAATGATAAGAGAGCAATTCTCTATCGTAACAATCTATTGTGATTGTCATTCGTGTCAACCAACCGAACCCGACTGCGGGTCTTGGGCGAACGAAGATAAAGAGAAATGGGGTTAATGTTCGGAATTTACCCCCGCAATTTTATGAACGGGGCTATATGGTTCGTGATTCAAAGGACGCGGCCTCTTTTGTACGAAAAATTCCGTTTTTGAAAAGTCATTTGAGTAAAGGAGGTGTCAATGTGGGACGAAAAATGAAGCTGGTAGCGACTACTAAAAGCCATTTAACCAAAGAAGAGAAGATCGCACGCAAGAAGATTGAGGACAAGGCTTCCGATGGTTTAGAAGCATTGCAGATTACACCACCAAAACACTTCGATGCGATTGCTAAAGCAGAATACAAGCGTGTGATTAATGATCTGCGAAAGCTACCCCTCAGAAATTTAGATCGAGCGATTTTAGAGACCTATTGCACTTGGTATGCAGTCTACAAAGAAATCTCTCGCGGATTGCAAAAGGAAGGGTACGTATACGAGACAAGCAGTGGTAAAGTCTTACCAAATAAAATGCTATACAGTCTTGAACGTGCGACTACTAACTTAACACGAGCAGCATCACAACTTGGTTTGACCGTGGATAGTCGAATGAAATTGTATGTACCCCAAGTGGAAGAGAAGAAAACCAGTATATTTGATAAATTTGGAGGGTGAAATGGAAATTGAATTGTTAGCTTTAAAGCCAGAACAAGTAAATAATCTCAGAAAAGACTTGAGTGGTGCAGGAGTTACTACAGAACAAGCCATTAAGAGCCTACGTTTTTGGTCGGAGTTTGTATCAAAAACAGATTTATTAAAAGTTTAAAAAATAATAGCTAGCGAGTTGTAATCACTCGCTTTTTATTTTGTCAGAAAGGAGGATGAAAACAATTGTAGATAAGAAATATCAAGATGTGGCTTATAAGTACGCTAAAGAAGTGCTGGACGGAAAGCGTAGAGTGAGTGCGAAAGTCTATAAGGCTTGCAAACGACACATGAGAGATTTGGAAAATATTCCCAACAGCGACTACGACTACTTTCCAGAAATGGCGAAGAACCCGATTGATTTTATTGAAATCCTCCCAGACGTTAAAACCGGCAAACCTTATCCATTAGCAGAGTTTCAGAAGTTTATTATCGCCAGCTTATACGGTTGGCGCAGAAAGTCAGACAAGACTATCAGACGATTCAGAAAGGCTATGATATCGCTGGCCCGTAAGAATGGTAAGACAATTCTTGTGGCTGGTATATTGCTCTATGAATTTCTGTTTGGTAGGAATCCTGCGATGTCCAGACAGTTATTTTGTACGGCCAACGATAAAACGCAGGCAAAGATAGCGTTTGAGATGGCACGTAAGCAGTTAGATGCCTTGAGGGCGCAAGATGAAGATGTCCGTAAGGCTACTAAACGAGTGCGTGAGGAATTGCGCAACTTAGTAGATGAATCCTATATACGACCACTTTCCCGTGATACGGGGGCAGTCGATGGATTTGAACCGTATGTGGGTGTGCTGGATGAGTTTGCAGCATCGAAAACAAATGAAATGATCGAACTGCTTGAATCTGGTCAAGGGCAGTTAGATAATCCACTAATTTTGATTATCTCAACCGCTGGATTTGATTTAAACGTACCGATGCATACAATCGAGTATCCATACATTGAACGGATTTTAAATGATGAAATTACGGATGATGGTTACTTTGCTTTTATCGCAGAACAAGACAATGAAGAAGAAATCAAAGATGAAGCAAATTGGATTAAGTCAAATCCTATCCTAGAGGTTGAAGCTCTCTATGATAACATGATTGATTATCTAAGAACACGTAGGAAAGTATCGCTTGAGACTGGCACAGTGAATGAAGTGCTGGTCAAGAATTTTAATATGTGGCGACAATCATCTGAAAGCTCATATATGGATAAAGCGAGCTGGCAACAGGCTAAACTCGATGAAAAACCAAACACACGCAAGCGCAGAGTGTGGATTGGTGTCGATGTTGGTAAGGTTAACGACTTATTTGCTATATCCACAATGGTACAGATGGACGATTATTGGTTTTGTGATAGCTTTTCCTTTGTAGCTACAAAATACGGTTTGGTGGCCAAAGAAAAGCGTGACGGCGTCTCTTATACCAACCTAGAACGTATGGGGGAATGTGAAATCACTACACTTGAAAGTGGTGTGATTGATGATGAGCGTGTCCTTGAGAAGTTGGAAGAGATGATCTATATGAATGAATGGGAATTACAGGCGATATGCTTTGACCCATACCAATTTAGCTCATTAATTGCGATGATCGAGAAACGACATCCAGAATGGCCACTGATCGAAGTCAGACAAAACACAATGGTCTTGAATATGCCAACCAGACAGCTACGAGATGAAGTCTTAAAAGGAACAATCAAGCACGCTGGGAATCAACTACTTACTATGGCTATCAATAATGCGCGTGTTAAGGTTGATAATAACGGTATGCGTATTGATAAAGATAAGAATAGCAACAAAATTGACCCATTAGATGCTTTACTAGATGCCTATGCAGTATGTTACCTTGAACCATTTGATGGGTCTGGTTACTGGACGAACGAGAAAATATTGGGAGGAGGTAGCCTATTTTGATCTTACTGAAATATATACACACAATCCTATTGCTGATCGGCATAGGATTTTTAATTTACGGTCTTTTCTTGGTCGATCCAATAGTTGGATTTATCTCAACTGGATTGATCTTGATTATTTTAGCGATCTATATCGATCGAGGAGGTGCGCAATGAAGAAACGAATCAAGAAGAAATACGAACTACTAGAACGTATTAGAACGTATTGAGTATTTAGAGAATGATGTCTTTAAATTTACTCAAGATACAGCGGATGTCATTGAAGTTTTAGCAAACAGAATTAGACAACTCGAACTCAAACATAAGAAACATTGATTTCAATGGATAGAAAGGAGGTGAGATTATATGAGTTTCTTTCAACCGTTGGGATCAACCAAGCCCTCTTACGATGATTACATTTCTTCCGTGTTGTCTGGCAACTACTCCCCAGAATACACGGGAATATCTGCATTAAAGAACAGCGATATCTTAACCGCAGTAACCATCATTGCTGGGGATATCGCACGATTCCCACTATTAAAGAAAGATTTTACCGGGAATATCGAGCAAGATGCAGATTTGAACTATCTCTTAAACGTTAAATCAACTGGTAACGTGTCAGCACGTACATGGAAGTTCGCAATGACCGTTAATGCGATTTTAACAGGGAATTCGTTTTCTCGAATCTTACGAGACCCTAATACTGATAAGGCGCTTCAATTTCAATTTTACAGGCCGTCCGAAACGACTGTAGAGGAAACGGACGACCACAGACTGATATATACCTTCCGTGACCGTTTAACGGGTGTATCAGTTAAATGTGACGCTTCTGATGTTATTCACTGGAAGTTTTTTAGTCACGATACCATTTTAGGACGATCTCCTTTGCTATCACTTGGTAGCGAGATCAGCCTACAAGACGGTGGACTGAACACTTTAATTAAATTCTTCCGTGATGGCTTCTCTAGTGGAATTATTAAATTAAAAGGCGCTCAGTTGAATGGTGAAGCCCGCAAAAAAGCCCGTATGGACTTTGAGAAGATGCGTGAGGGTTCGACTGGTGGCAGTCCTTTAGTATTTGACGATACACAGGAATATACACCACTTGAGATTGACACGAACGTTTTGCAGTTAATCACATCTAATAACTTTACAACCGCACAAATTGCGAAAGCCTTGCGAGTACCGAGTTACAAATTAGGTGTGAATAGCCCTAACCAGTCCGTGGATCAGTTAGCGAAAGACTACGTTACAAACGACTTGCCTTTTTATTTTGATGCTATCACGAGTGAGCTGGCTCTTAAAGTGCTAGACGATGAAGAACGCAAACTATTTAAAATCGAGTTTGACACTCGAAGCGTGACAGGTCGTAACGTAGACGAGATCACGAAGTTGATTATTAACCAAGTCATCACACCCAACGAGGGGCGCGTGGAACTTGGTAAAGAGCGTTCGTCTGATCCTAACATGGATCGTTATCAATCCAGCTTGAACTATGTCTTTTTGGACAAGAAAGAAGAGTACCAAGCAATGAAAGGGGGTGAGAATGAAAATGGCAAAGAGAATCAAGATGAAAGGGCCACTAATTCCGAATAATAGCCAAGAAGCCTACGACTACTTTGGTTTGGAAGCGGTAAGTGCTAAATCTATCACAGATGCCTTTCCAGAAGACAATGGCGACATCGTTTTGGAAGTTAATTCAAACGGTGGACTTGTCACGGTTGGTAGTGAAATCTATACAGCTTTAAAAAGCTATTCTGGGAATGTGACTGTAGAAGTAACTGGAATGGCTGCGAGTGCTGCAAGTGTAGCGATTATGGGTGCTGATAAAGTTCTTATCAGTCCAACAGCACAGATCATGATCCACAAGGCGCTTTATGGTTATGTATCTGGCAATAGTGATGATCTGGATAAAGCATCTAATGCGCTAAAATCAAGCGATCGAGCTATCGTTAACGCTTATGTAGCTAAAACTGGCTTATCAGAAGAAGAAATTCTTGACATGATGAGAAATGAAACCTATATGTCAGCTAGTGAAGCGGTTGAAAAGGGTTTTGCGGATGAAGTGATGTCTTTTGATGATGTTGGAGCAGTAGCAAGCCTTGAAAATGGATTGTTACCGCAAGCGGTTATTGATGACTTCTACGCTAACCGTAGCAAGCGTAAGTCAGAAATTCAAAATATGCTACGAGAAATCGAAAAAGAAGAATTACTCAGAGGGCTTTAAGCTCTTTTTTTAATACCGAAAGGAGAAATAAAGGTATGTATACAGAAAAAATGAAACAGATTAAAGCGCTAATTGCAAAAGCTAGCGCAGAAATCACTGCTAAGACAGAAGAATTGAAATCTGCCTTGAATACTGAAGATCTTGAAAAAGCGCGTGCACTTCGCGTTGATATTGATGCTTTGAAATCTCAAAAAGAAGAAGCTGAAAACGACTTGAAGTCTTACGAACTTGCAGAAGCTGGTAACGCTGAAAGCGAAGCTGGTAAAGCTCACAAAGTAAAAGCAGAAACTAAATCTTACCGCGAAGCAGTAAATGAGTACATCCGTACTAAGGGTGCGAAAGCTGATGCGCAGTTGAAACTTGAAGGAAAAGACCTTCTTATCCCTATGAATGAAGCGGTAAATCCAACACAAGATGGATTGAAAAAAGCAAACACTGAAAAGGTTACCAGCAAAGAAATCGTAACTACACCAATGCGTGAAGTTAAGACAGTTGTTGACCTTAAACAATTCGCAACAATCCACAAAGCATCTAAAGGTGAAGGCTCTTACCCAATTTTGAAGAAAGCTACATCTAAAATGGCAAGCGTTGAAGAATTGGAAAAGAATCCAGCTCTTGCTAAACCAGAATTCACAGGGGTAGACTGGAAAGTTAAGACTTACCGCGGTGCAATTCCATTGTCTCAAGAAGCTATTGACGATGCAGATGTTGACCTTTTGGCAATTGTTGCAGAAGCTGCACAACAAATCAAGGTTAATACTACAAACGATGCAATCGCTACTGTTTTGAAAGATTTTGAAGCAAAAAGTGCTGCAAACCTTGATGAAATCAAGCACATCTTGAATAAAGATCTTGATCCAGCTTACAACGTATCATTTGTAGTTTCTCAAAGTTTCTACCAAAAACTTGATACTTTGAAAGATAAGAATGACCGTTACCTTCTTCAAGATTCAATCACATCTGCATCTGGTAAAGCGTTCCTTGGTCATCCAGTATTTGTAGTTTCTGACACAACACTTGGTGCTGACGGTGAAGCTCATGCGTTTATCGGTGACATCCAACGTGCTGTACTCTTTGCAGACCGTCAAGAGCTTGGCCTTCGCTGGACTGACAACGAAATCTATGGTCAATACTTGCAAGCAGTTGTGCGCTTTGACGTGAAGAAAGCAGATGTGAAAGCTGGTTACTTCGTAACTATGCCCTAATACTCCCCCAGCAAGCGGGGGTGTCTCACGGTCTGCGGTCACTCTAGCAGTGCCAACCGCAAGTAGCACCAAAGCTGACATCATGGCTTATCTCGATAGCAAAGGAATCACGTACAGCGCATCACAAACCAAAGAGCAACTACTTGCATTGATTGGAGCGTGATGATATGGCTGTAACGGATTTAGAAGATGTGAAATTATACTGTAAGATTGATTTTGACTTTGAGGATCAAATGCTTGAAGAAATGATTGATGCTGCAGAAGATGAAATCTGTTTTGCTATCGGAAATGATGTAACCCCTCAAGATTTAGCTAAATATGCTAAGTTTACACTTGCCGTTAAAAAGCAAGTAAAAGAGGAATACGAACATCGTGGCTTGTCTTCTGACACACAACGTCATGGACTTGCCAACGGTGTACTTAATATTATCCATCAACTACGAACACGGAGGGATCTCGATGAT